CTCCACGGGCCGCGGCAAAAAATCAATCAGGGAACGCGAGCGCGAGCGACTGGCCGCCGTCCAAGCTGCACGCGACGCGCAGATGCTCGCGTTCGTGCTGCTCGCGCAGGCGGGCGGCGAGGTCGAGGTCGATGAGAGCACTGTCGAGACCGTGAGAACGACGTTCTCACGGTATGACGTATCCCTCGAGCCGGCGCGCATGCCTGCTCAAGACGGGGTGGGCGTCGTGCCGAAGCCTGGTAAACTGCTGATGAAACTGGTGTTCAACGATGACTGACAAAACGCCGACGGAGATCGCGTTCAGCTACCCGCAGAGCGACTGGCAGAAAGCCACGGAGCGGTCGCGGCTGATGGGCGTGGATGACCTGCCAGCGAAAGTGAACTACGTCTACTGGTCGCCCGTCGAATACGGCGCGCACCTGCAGCCACGCGGCCGCTGGCGACGCTGGTCCCACTGGCGAGGGCTCTTCTACGGGAAGCGCGAGCCGTGGCAGGCCACCGTCATGTTCGTGCTGTGGCTGCCGGCGTTCGCCTTGGCCTGGCACGTCCACGACCGCGTGCTCATCGCGCTGAGCGCGTTCGGGCTCGGCGCCAACGGACAGATCACCTTTGGGAAGGAGGACGAATGAGCCTGCTCGAGTTCGCCGATCGCCACATCATCGCGACCGTGTTGCTGGCCTACCTCATTTGTCAGTCCATCGTGTGGATTATCCGAGGTGAAAAATGAGCTTCTGGGACATCGTCGGTGCCGGCATCGCGTTCGGCGCGTTCGTTGGTCTGCTCTTCCTGACGTTCGTCGGCATCGGCATCGTCGGCCTGTTCGCCTTCGTGCGGTTCTTCGGGTGGCTGATCCGATGAGAGAATCGATCAACCTGGCCACGTTGTCCACCGCGAAGGTCCGTCGGTTGTTGGGACAACGGACCGACCGTTCGCTCAAGTGCCGCGCCTACGCTGAACTCCTGAGACGACAAGGCCGACTTCACGACGAGTTCACTCGTCGTGAGCTGACCGTGCTCGAGCTCTGCGCGCACGGCGAGGCGACACGGGTCGCGTATGAACTCCGCGAGGTCCAACGCGGCTGGCAGCGCTACACGCTCGAGGCGCTCACCCATGCGGTTCGCGTCGCACGGCGCGGCGGCCGGCTGGCGTTCATGGTCTACGGAAAGGTGGTGCCCGCGTGAAGCTCGTCACGTGCTACAGCGAATACGGGTTCGACGAGGTCGGTGACTTCAAGGGCGCCGGCACGACTTACCACCTCAACGCGGCGTTCGTCGTTGGCATCGAGGAAGACCCCTACCGCCGCTTCGTTCGCGTGCTGGTCGCGGCGCCCGGTTACCTGGCGTCGTCACTGTATGCACCCTACAACGTGGAGCTTCCATGAGCTTCCTCGAGACCTCCGTTCGCTGGGCGCACGGCTTCGACGAGCACGACGACGTTCGCGTGTTCATCATCAAGCGCGACGACCTGCGCAGCCGGATGATCGATGTCTACATCAACGGCGCGTCGTGCTCGAAGTTCCTCAGCGACCTCGACTGGCTGGCCTTGCCACAGCTGGTCATCACGCGGACGATGGCTTGCGCTCGCGAGGTCGTTGACTTCCTCGTCGCGGAGCGGGCGTGGCGCGACGGGCTCGAGGAGGGACGCCCGTGAAGGACGTCGCCGAGAAGTATATTGCGGACGGGTGGGCCGTCGTCCCGCTGACCAAGGGCGAGAAGCGAGCCACGTCATCGTGGCAGAAAAAGGCGTTCTCACCGAAGGACTTCGGTGAGAATGACAACATCGCCCTCAAGTGCGGCGAGCCGAGTGGCTGGCGCGTAGACGTCGACCTCGACTGCCCTGAGGCCGTGGAGGCAGCGAAGGAACTCCTGCCTCACACGGGCCACATTCATGGGAGACCGGGAAAACCGGCCTCCCATTACTGGTTCATCTGCGAGGGCGCGCGGACCACTCAATACACGGACATCAAAGGCAAGGATTCAACGAGCTCCATGCTCGTTGAATTGCGTTCGACTGGCGGCTACACGATGGCTCCGCCAAGCACTCACCCCTCAGGTGAATGCTTGTCATGGGAGATTGAACGCGACTTCCTCCGACTCGAGCCCGACAACGCCACGCGCATCGTCCGCAACCTCGCCGTGGCGACGCTGCTCGCGCGCCACTACCCAGGCCCAGGCGCGAGGCACGGGGCCGTCGGCCCGCTCGCGGGCTTCCTGGTCAACGGTGGCTTGACGGACGAGGAAGTCCTGGCCGTCATCAAGACCGCCGCCCACGTGGCGGGCGACGGCGACTGGCGCGACCGCGTGGCCTTCGTCAAGAGTACGCTGGCCAAGCACGCCGCCGGCGAGAAGGTCACGGGTGGCAAGAAACTCATCGAGTTTCTTGACGAGTTGGTGGTCACCAAGCTTCGTGGCTGGCTCAAGCTCAAGGACGACGACGCCATCGAGCAGATGAACGAGCGCCACTTCTGGGTGCGACTCGGGTCGAACGACTGCATTGGCCGTGAGGACACCGCGAGCGGGCTCACTGAGTTCCAGCGCGTCAAGAGCCTCTACTCCGAATACGAGAACCGCGTCGTCCAGGTTGGCGTGGACCCGAAGTCCGGTGAGCCAGTCTTCAAGAAGCTCTTTCCCGCGTGGCTCGAGCACCCACAACGGCGCAGCTACCGCCAGGTCGTGTTCGCCCCACCACCGCGCGTCGCGAGCGAGCGCGACTACAACCTGTGGACGGGCTTTTCCATCGAGCCCAAGGCTGGAGATTGGAGCCAGTTCAAGCAGCACATCTTCGAGGTCATCTGCGGCAGCAACCAGGTCCACTTCGAGTTCCTCCTCGGCCTCCTCGCTGCCATGGTGCAGGAACCTGGCGTGCCGGGCGAAATTGCCGTCGCGATGCGCGGCAAACCCGGCACGGGCAAGGGGTTCTTCGTCCGCGCGCTCGGCCGCATCTTCGGGAAGCACTACGCCCACCTCGACAAGGTTGAGGACCTCATCGGCCATTTCAACGCGGCCATCTCCGGCAAGGTCGTCGTATTCGCTGACGAAGCCTTTTTCGCCGGCGACAAGCGCGAGCAGGGCGCGCTCAAACGGTTGGTCACGGAACCCACGCTCGCCATCACCCGCAAGGGGATCGACACGGTCCAAGAGGATAACTGCGTCCACTTGTTCTGCGCGACCAACGAACACTGGTCCATCCCCGCTGGACCGCTCGAGCGCCGCTACCTCGCGTTGAAAGTCAGCGACGCCCACGTGCAGGATATTCCATACTTCACGGCCCTGACGGAAGGTGGGCGTGAAGTGCCGGACCACGCGCTGGCCGCGTTCCTCCACGACATGCTGGCGCTGCCCTTTTCAAGGGCTGCGCTCCGCAAGCCGCCGATGACCAAGGAGCTGCGCGACCAGCAATCCCAGTCGCTCGCGCCGGAACTCGAGTGGTGGCAATCGTGCCTGTGGACAGGCACGATCGGGATGCTCGGCGACGTGTGGGGGAAGGTCGTGCCGTGCAAGGGGCTGTATGAAGCCTACCGCGCCGAGGTCACGGCGAAGCGCCCGCTGAACATCGTGGAGTTCGGGCGGCGGATGACGGAGTTCTTCAGCGACAAGAAGTCAAGCCTGAAGCGGGTTGGGGGCGTGATGACTCGAGTGATTACACTTCAGTCATTGGCGGACGCGCGGACGCGGTTTGATACAGAGCTGGGGACGCGCGAGGAGTGGCCGGATGAAACTGGTAACGGAGAGACTGTTTCAGAGCGCGGAGAGTTTTAGTGCTGACCGCTGAACGAGTTACGAGGCGAAAAGGTGAAACAGTTGGGGCGATACAGATGTTTTCGCGAGTTCATAGATCCTCCCGATCACGATCGAGTGTGCTTTTTTCTGCTGCTCTCCTTCTTCTACGTAGAGATAGAGATAGATCTGTTACATGTGTTTCAGTCTGTTAACTCGCCTCGATTCAAGCGCTTTGGCGAAACAAACATCCGTTACGCGCCTGTTTCATCAGTAGCGCTTTATTGTGCTTGTTGTTCGCTGGTAGACTCTAACCTCCCCAGCATGCACACCTCGCCCATGCGTCCCGCCCGGCTCGTGCCCTCCTCCCCTCCACTCGAGGGTTCTCCCGCCCCGTCATCCACGACCCCTCATTCCCAGCTCCCGGTCAGGACAGCCAGGCGTGAGGGGATTCTCCTATGCCGCTGAGCGCTGCCGCGCAGGAGCAGAACAAGAAGGCCTGGGCCGCGGCGAGGGCAGCTCGAACCGCGAGCATAGAGCGACGCATGGCGCGGATGAATGCACGTTTCATGGAAGCCTACCAGGAGGTCGCCCACTTCCCGGATTCAACGCTGCGCCTTTCCAAGAAGCTGGGCGTGAGCGCCGCAACCGTGCATATCTATGCCAAGCGCAACGGCGTAGACCTGCAGGCCGCGCGCAAGGCGGCGCGCCTAGCCGCCCAGGGCGGGCCGGTCGAGGAGCGGGGCGAGGTCCTGCCGTGGACGGTGCTCCAACTCTTCGATACGCTCATGGCCTACTTCGACGACGGGCAAGAAGTTGACCTGCCGGAGGGCCATGACGAGCAGGACCAGGCAGAGTCTAATAATGAGCGTTATGTTAACCGTTCTGACCCGCGCGCCACGTGGATAGCCTGGAGAGTTTTCCTGGCTGCCGCGTTCGGGCTGGACCCAGCGCTGCTCGCGACCGACCAGGGTGTGGAAACGAAGACGGCTGGGACGGACATGCCGCCGTATCCTGAAGTCGACAAAAAAATTTACAGGGGTATGGGGGCCCCATCTGGCGGCTCGTCCGCCCTCGCCATTTTCACCGCGTGCACGGGAAGGGACAGCTGGCCAACCTGGCAAGCCCGCATCGTCGCGCTCATCGTCGGTCGCCGTGGGGGAAAATCGTACGTCGTCGCGATCATGGGGATTTTCCTCGCCCTCTGCCGGAAATACCGCCTCAAGCTCGGCACCAAGGGCATGGTGATGATCCTCGCGAAGGACAAGGAGCAGGCCGGCGTCATTCGCGGTTACGTGAAAGCGTTCCTCCAAACGCCGCCACTGCGCGGGTTCTTGAAGGCGGAGCCCACGCAAAAACTCATCGAGCTCCAGAACGGCATCACCATCGAAATTCGCGCCGTGTCGGAGTCTGGGACCCGTGGTTACACCGTGGTCGCCGCATTGCCGGACGAGATTGCCTTTTGGCCGACGGACTCGAGCAGCGCGCGGCAGGACAAGAAAGTCCTGCGCGCTCTACGCCCCGCGATGCTCGGCGTCCCCGGCTCGATGATCGTGATGCTGTCGTCCCCATACGCGAAACGCGGCGAGCTCTACGAAACCCACAAGAAGGCATATGGCGTTGACCCGATGGGCGCGGACGCGTCCGCGCCCACGAGCAAACGCTATCTGGTCTGGAACGCGGACACGTTGACGATGCGGCCGACGGACGACGAGGAGGTCCTCAACGAAATCCGCGAGGAGTACGAGGACGACCCGGACAACGCGAAGGCGGAGTACGGCGCGCAGTTCCGCGACGACCTCGAGAGCATCTTTTCCTCGGCGGCGATTGAGGCCTGCGAGAAGCAAGACGTCAACGAGCGACCTTACCACCCGCGCCACGTGTATCGCGCGTTCGTGGACACGAGCTCCGGCAGCGGCGACTCGGCGGCGCTGGCGATTGCCCACGATGAGGACCACGGCGGCATAAAAGTTTCCGTCCTCGACAAGGTGGTAGAGGCCAAGCCGCCGTTCGATCCGGACGAGAAGATCACGGAATTTGCGAAGGTGTTACGTGAGTATCGTCTCACTCACGTAACAGGCGACGCCTATGCCGTGGGGTTCGCGGCGGCGTCGTTCAAGCGGGCAGGCATCGATTACCGGGTGTGCGAGCTCAACCGCTCGGAGATTTACCTCGAGCTCCTGCCGCTGGTGAACTCGGGCCGTGTCTGGTTCCCGGACCCGCGGGTCAACGCGACGTGGAAGCGTGGGAGTAACCAGCTGACGAACCTCGAGCGGCGGGTGGGGAAGACGGGGAAGGACAGTGTCGACCACCCGGTGGGCGCGCACGACGACGTGGCGAACGCGGTAGCTGGCGTGCTGGCGAACCAGGGGCCGACCCCGTTTGCCTTTACGGGGTCGGTCATTGATTGTTCAATCAAGCGGGAGGGCGAGTCGCCGCTCGCGTTTGGGATGTCATGATGGTGGTGTGGTCGTGCGTCAAGTGCGGGGCGATGTGGAAGACGGACGAGGCGAAGGACCCCGAGTTCGTGCGGACGATCGCGACGTTGCCGCACGCGCACTGCGAGCAGCCGGTCGTCGGTCAACGCACCAGCGCGCTGGTGCGCTCATCGGAGACCGCATGACCCGCACCGTCTGCGCCCTGCATCGTCGCGCTGAGCGGGCCATCAACCACGGCGAGGTAGATCGTCTTCTCGTCCATCCGGAAGAACGTACGAGCACGAGGTGACGAAACCCAAGTCACACTGTATATCGGAAGCGGCAAGCGGAGCCCGCCGCTTCGTTCCACCCGGAGCAACGGTAATGTCCAAAATATTCCCACGAAAAGTCAAGATCACCCGCTCACACGTGGGCGTGTTCATCCTCGCCGTCCTTGCCTTTCACTTGGCCGCGTTCTTCCCGTGGCGCCTGGCGGCGCTCACCCTCGAGGCGTTACACGCCCAGCCGTCGCACGAACGTCTGGTCAAAACGAACGCTCGGTATTGGGAAGTACTCGACCTCGAGGCGAAGCTCCTGTCGGATGGTTGGCCAGTTGAATATCAACACGGGTTAATGGAGCGTGAAGGTGCCTACGGCGCAACGGTCTACAAGACGCGGATGTGCTGGGGTCCGATGATGTGCGAGGAGGCGAGCGAACAGAAGATCGTCGTTGATGCGTCGCTGTCGTGGGACGAACGCTGGTCGGTGCTCCTGCACGAGGCCGCGCACACCAGGCAGCCGCACCGGCTGACGGAGAACCAACGCGAGGTGTGGGCGGAGTCGATCGCTGCGCTCGCCGCCCACGATGGGTTGCGTGAGCACGCGCGCTACCTAGCGGGGCTCAAGCCCGACATCTTGATGACGGTCCTCGCGTACTCCTCGGAGATGTACCGCGTCGCGGAGGACTTGACTCGATGAGCGACCCAAAAGTTTCCGGCTCGGTAGCTCCAACGGTAGAGCACTCCCCTCGTAAGGTAGTGGTTGTCGGTTCGAGTCCGACCCGGGCCTCCATTGATGCTGAAGCCGCCGACTGCGCCGCACGGCTGCGCGGCGGGGAAGTCAACAACGAGACGATGTGGGGAACGAAGACCCACTACACAAAGGCTTGAACATGGCGAAGACTCGAAAGCGCGACGTGACGAGCGAGAACACGAAGGCGAGCGTCGCGCCCTTCGTTGAGCTCGGTATCACGGGCGTTACCCGCTACGGCGGCATCAGCCGCGTCTACGAGGAGTTCCTCCGCGAGCTGCAAGGGCCGGCGGGGATGAAGCTCTTCCGCGAGCAGAAGGATAATTGCCCCGTCACCGGCGCGTTCCTGTTCGCGGCCCAACACCTGTGCCGCAAGGTCACGGCCCGCGTGGACCCGGCGGACAAGTCGAACGAGGCGCAGCAGGTTGCGGAACGGTTCCGCGCGGCGATTTTCGATGACATGCAGACGCCGTGGCCGGACACGGTCTCAGAAATTCTCTCGATGTTGCCGTTCGGTTGGTGCGCGGAGGAGATGGTCTTCAAGAAGTGCCAGGGCATGGAGCCGCCGGCCAACGTGGACGCGGCGACCGGGCTGCCGCTCGAGCAGGGCGAGAAGCCTGGCAGCGACCTCCTGCCGCACGAGCACAGTACGCGTTACAGCTTCGGCCCGATGGGCCAGGGGCCGAGCGCGCAACAGCGGTGGACGCCGAGCAAGTTCAACGACGGGTTCATCGGGTTCAAGAAGTGGAGCATCCGCGCGCAAGAAACGATGTTCATGTGGGAGTGGGACGACGAGTCCAACCCCATGGTGCTCCAACAGATGGCTCCTCCGGATTACAAAATCCGGAGGATTCCTTTGGCCAAGTGCCTCCATTTCCGCACGGAGATGGTGAAGAACAACCCAGAGGGCCGCAGTGTGCTGCGGAACTCCGTCCTCTCTTATCTCTATCGAAAAAACATCCAGAACATCGAAGCAGTCGGCATCAGCCGCGACCTCGCCGGTTACCCGGTGTTCCAGGTCGCGCAGCCGGACAAGGCGCCTGGGATGACGGTCCCTGACATTTGGAACACGAAGGACCCGAACGCGACGGCGCAGCTGAACCAGATCAAGCAGATGGCGCGGGAGATCAAGCGCGACGAGCAGGAGGGCTTGGTGCTGCCGTGGTGGCTTGAGTTCAAACTCGTGAGCGCGGGCGGCACGCGCCGCCAGTTCGACACCAACGCGATCGTCACCCGCTACGACCAACGCATCGCGATGAGCGTGCTCGCAGACTTCATCATGCTCGGCCACGAGGCGGTTGGGTCGAAGGCGTTGGCCTCAACCAAGTCGTCGCTGTTCACGACGGCGATGACCGCCATCCTCAACATCGTTGCCAGCGTCATCAACCGGTTCGCGTTCCCGCTGCTCGCGAAGTTGAACGGCGTCGCGCAGGAGCTCATCCCGACGCTCGTGTTCGGGGATGTTGAAACAATTGACCTAGCCGATCTAGGTCAATTTATTGCAAATCTCGCCGGGTCGGGCATGCCGCTCTTCCCCGACGTTGACCTCGAGACCGCGCTGCTCCAGGCGGCGAAGCTGCCGGTCGCCGGCATCATCAACCCGCAGGCCGAGCTCTACGGCCACGATGACGGAGACGACAACCCCGACGATTCGCTGACCGCACCACCAACGAACCTCAAGACGCCGCCGGCGCACTTGGCGCAGCCACAAGTCGCGCCGGCAGTTCAGAAGGTCATCGCCGCAGCGCGGCGCGAGTTAGCGAAGGGCCAACCGCGCGGTCGCGCCCAAGTCGGCGCCGTCGGTAAACGCTACGTCGTCCACCGCGACCGTGAGGGGCAGATCTACCAGGTGGTGGAGGCATGAGCGTCCCCGCTGAAGTCCTCGAGATCATCCGTCAGGACGAACTTGAGCGGACGCACGAGTACTACCAGCCGGCGAGTGAGGGGCCGTTCGAGTGTGAGCGCTGCGTCTTCTACAAGGGTGACGACCAGTGCGGGCACTACGTCGTCGCCGCCAAGGGCCGGGTCAAGTTCCAGGGCAAGTGGTACCTGGGACGCAATGGTCAGGTGGAGGACGCGGCGTGCTGCGACTTCTTCAAGCGGAACCCGGACTTCCGCGAGCCGATCGCGAAAGGCTACACGCAGAGCGAGGCGCTCGCCAACTGGCGGCGCTGGGCGGACACGGGCGAGCGGTTCACGAAGGACGGCAAGCGAGACGCGGGCGGGCTCTACGCCCGCAACATCCTCGAGTTGGCCGTCAGCCGTGAGGCGCACGAGCAGCGAAAGCTCGTTGACCGTCGGGTCGTGGAGGTTTACGGCAAGCTCGAGCGTGTGGACCCGGAGAAGGTCGTCTCCGGCCAGCACCGGCTCCACGTCGACCGGATGTTAATGTACGTGATGGACCCGACGACGAAGCCCAACGACGCGATGCGGGGGCTCGACGGGAAGCTGCCGGTCGTGCTCAAGTATCAGGGTGAGTACTCGGCGGTCGATGGGAACCACCGCATCGCGGCGGCCGCGATGCGGGGCGAAAAGATCGACGTGCTCGTCGTCAACCTCGAGGAAGTGCTGCCGCGCGTGCCGGCGTTCGACGACTTGACTGACCTGGTCAACAAACGGGCATTAACGCATCCGGGAAAGATCGGACGCGTTGAGTCCCCCTATCACGTACATGCCGTCGCGGACAAGCACGTCGAGAAGTTCGAGCGCGCGATCAAGCACGCGTTCAAGCTTGGTCACGCGAAGCTCGACGCTGACGTGATGACTGATAAGGCTTGGGCGATCCGTGTCGCTGACGCGGCGCGAAAGGCCGTGGTCAAGGAGCTCAAGCGTGCGCTGCCCCCGCTGCTCGCAGAAGTGCGTGATGAGTCTGCGCGCATCGCGTACGCGAAGCTGTGGTCGCGACCGCGGGTTGCGAAGGCAGACCGCACCTTCGACGAGAAACATCCGCGCGCCCGCAAGTGGATTCGCGACCACACGGCGGAGCTCGTCGACGGCATCGATGAGACGACGCGACAGGAGATCGCGGACCTCGTTGAGGAGATGTTCGCCGATGAGACCATCAACATCCGGGACCTCAAGGACGCCATTGGCGACGCTATCGGTGACGATGCTCGAGCGGAGACGATCGCCCGCACGGAGACGATGCGCGCAGCCAACGCGGGCCAGCGTGAGGCGTGGAGCCAGGCGGAGGACGATGGGTTGATTGAAGAGGGGCAGACGCGAGTATGGATCGTGACGGACGATGACCGGCTCTGCCAGGATTGTGAGGACATGGACGGTGAGGAAGCCGCACTCGGCGAGGACTACGACGGCGATGGCGGTGACGGGCCGCCGTTGCATCCAGATTGCCGTTGCACGGAGGGGCTCAACTAATGCGAGATGAAGTCATTCGCAAGATCATCATCGGGATGGTGAAGGGTGGCGACGAGATCGCCAAGGCGGAGAACGCCAACGTGGCCGAGCTGCTGAGCGCCTACGCGTCCGCGTTCTTGTGCTCGATGGAATCTGGCTACCGGAACGGCGTGGCCTTCGCTACCCTCGAGACCGCTGTCTTGACGATCCTCGGCCGGCTCAACAAGCTGGAGAACGCTGATGCTCCCACGGATTCCAAGTTCATTCAGTGACGTTGTCAAGGTCCTCATCAAGCGCCTGGCGCAGAAAAAGGACCCCAAGTCCGACAAGATTCGCCAGCTCATTGGTGAAGGCTACCCGCAAGACCAAGCGGTCGCCATCGCCTACTCGGAGGAGCGGGCTGGTAAGCTGTGAGCGCGATTCACGGGGACCAGGGCGCGCTCTACCTCGCGCCGGGCGCGTTCGCGTTCCTGTTGAAGGAAGATGGCGGCAAGATCCTCCAGGAGAACGGTCGCGGTCTACTGCTCGAGTCGTCGGTCACGTCGGACGTGGCCGTGCCGGTCGTGCAGTTGACGGACTGGTCAATCGACTTCAACCAGGTGCTCGTTGACCGGACGCTCCTGTCGCAGCAGTGGAAGAGCTTCGTCAAGGGACTCCAGCAGTTCAGCGGTGACTTCGCGGGGAACTACGACGTCACGGACACGACGTTATGGACGGCGTCGACGGACACGAGTGGCAAGCCGGTTCGGTTTTACCTGTACCCGCAGAACTCGAGCCGCGCCGCCTACTACGGAACGTGTTGGGTGAAGCTTGGAAAGATCGCTGACGGTGGCGTGGGCAAGAAGGCAACAAACACGGTGCACTTCGATGGTGATGGCACGCCGAGCGCCGGCATCGTGATCTTTTGGTTGCAGAAGGAGGACGGTGGGTTCCTCCTGCAGGAAAACGGCGGACACTTGATACTGGAGCCATAATGGCAAGTGACAGCAAAATCAGCGCGCTCCCCGCGGTCCCGAGCTCGCAGCTGACTGACATCATCCCGTGTGACCAGGCTGGCGTGACGAGCCAGGCGACGCTCTCGCAGGTGCGGGCTGCGATCGTGCCGATCGTCGAGGCCGACATCACGCTGGCCGACAACACGACGGATAACGTGTCGTCCACGAAGCATGGGTTCGCTCCGAAGTCACCGGCTGATGCGACGCAGTACTTGAACGGGGCAGCGACTCCCGCGTTCGCCCAGGTGAAGGACTCAGACCTGAGCACGTCCGACATTGCGACGAACAATGTCTCGACGGCGAAGCACGGCTTCGCGCCGAAGGCGCCGAACGACGGTACGAAGTTCCTCGATGGCACTGGCGTCTACGATGGCGTGGACCTGACGACGGACGTAGGTGCGACGGTGCTGCCGGTGGCGAACGGAGGCACTGGCTCTGCGACACTGAACGCACATGGGGTCGTGCTGGGCGAGGGGACCGCGGCCGTAGGCGTCACAGCGACGGGAGCCTCGGGTGACGTGTTTCGTTCCGGTGGAGCAAGCGCAGACCCATCGTGGTTCACACCCTTTGCGTCAAGCGCCTACAACAGCGGAGCCGAGTCGATCAACAGCGCGACATTCACCGCTCTGACTTTCGATACGAACACCTTTGATCGTGGAGGAGTCCACAGTACGTCGACCAACCCGTCGCGGTTCACGGTTCCGGCCGGCGGTGCCGGAATCTATATGTGTAGCAGCTTCGTCCTGTGGGCAGGCAATGCGACAGGCCAACGGCAGATGCTCATCCGATTGAATGGGTCTACGACGATTTGCACGAGCGAAGTCGCGGGCTCGGCGGTGTTCAACGCAGGAAACTTCGTGACGTTCCCAGTCTTTTTGAACGTCGGCGACTACATCGAGTTCGTGGTCTACCAGGATTCGGGCGGGGCACTCAACACCAGCAGCGGTCAGACAGGTCTCGGCGGTTCGGTGGTTCGGCAGACACCAACATAAGGAGGACGGATGGCGAAGACAGAGTTCAGAGCAGTCGTCGACGGCGAGGGTAGAGTCAGGTTCTTCGTGGACGGCGGCGCTCACACGATCGACGAATACGTGGCCAAGTACATCAAGGTCCACGGCGTCATGCCGGAAATTCCAGTCGGGCTCGGCGGGCGTGCTGCGCCGATCGCGAATGACCCCGCGGAACCCACGAAGGAAGAACTCCTGAAGGCAGAGGTCGACGAGCTGAAGACCAGGCTCGCGGCGCTCGAGGCGGGTTCGCTGATTGACAAGCAGGAAATTTCGCAGCTGGCGGCGGACGAAGAGGATGCGGATGTTGCAGAGTAACCCGAACGTCCCCATCGTTGGGCTGCCGTGTCAAGTCAAGGCCTACGCTGGTCCACAGGTGACGGTCGTTTGTAATTGCGACGCAAAGGCCGTGCTGTTGATCAACGGCATTGGGAACACGGCCCAGTGTCCAGGCTGCAAACGAGGTCGAACGCTCGTGGCCTGCAGTTTCGACATTCGCACCGGTCAGGGAAAGATCGAAGTTAGTGACAGCAACGTTGTGGAGGAGGCAAAGTGACTGGTGATGAACCCACCGCGCCCGTAGTCGTCGAGACGACGCTTCAAGACCTCCTCGAGGAGGCCAACCTGGCCATGGCGGGGATGTCGGTCAACAACCCGCACCGTCGCACCGTCTACAAGCTCGGCGCCGCGCTGCAGGCGCTCGCTGACCGTTACGTGGCGCTCGGCACCGAACGAAACCAGCTGTTCCAGGTCGTTGAACAATTCCGTCAACAGGAGGCCGCCGCGAATGAGCAAAGCCAAATCATCCTCGCGTAAGAAACCGAAGGGCAAGCAAGGGATCCGGTTCGCGCCGAACCCCGGCGTCACCAAGGTCAACTGGCGGCGCGACGTGCCTGGCGACGTGCAGGTGCCGGCAGCGGTGCTCGACGGGCTGGACGCGCTCTCGATCGTCCACACGCAACAACGGCAGGAGCTCAAGGCGTTGCGCGAGACCCGTGGTACGCGGAAGCTCGAGCCGGTGAAGGTGCCGGCGCACCTGTCGCAGGGGATGCCGCTGTCTGATAGCGGCGTGCGAAAGCTGGCCGACATTCCGGCCGGGACTTCGGAGGAGTAATGGCAGTGGCGACCGTTGACAAGGACATGCTCTCAACCGGCGACGTGGCACGGCTCTACGGCGTGAGCGCCATGACCATTCGGCGGTGGATCAAGCTCGGGCTCATCGAGTACGTGGAGGTCGGCAACACGCACCTACGCCGGCGCCGCACGATTCGGATCTCAAAGGAAGAGGCCGAGAAGCACTTCAAGACGGTCCCAGCCGAGTTCGAAGCAACATAAGCACATAGGCACAACATGAAACGAGCCCATATCTATGGGCTCGTTCTCTCCTTAAAATGGTCTCCTTGCAGGTTATCAAGGCAGACCACGCGCAGCAGGTCGTCTACGGTTGGGCCGGCCAATACACCGACGTCGACGGCAACCCCGTCGTCGACCTCCAGGGCGACGTCATCACGCCCGACGAAATCGAAAAGGCCAGTTACGCTTACCTCCTCGACAAGCGTGACAACGGTGTCATGCACGAGGGGAAGACCGTCGGCAAGATCGTCGCGAGCCTCGTGACGACGCCGGACGTTGTGAAGGCCTTTTTCGGCGACGTTAAGATGCCGATCGGGTGGATCATCGGCGTCAAGTACCTCGACAAGAAAATCTTCAAGGCCGCCGTTGAAGGCAAGCTGCCGATGTTCTCCATCCAAGGACACTCTGACAAGGAAGATGTTGAGGATGGTGAGTTGGGCAAAGTGCTTCGCAAGCTGGCCAAGTGGATTGCGAAGGGTGGTAGCGGCAGCGGACGTCATGGCTTCCGTGGCAAGAAGCGAAACCAAGTTCGTCGTGATCAGGTGGCGCGCTAATGCCGACCAAACTCAAGAACCTCGTCATCGACCGGATTGACCTCGTCGACCAGGGGGCAAACCAACACGCGCACGTACTCATCACGAAACGTCACGTTCGAAAAGACTCGCCTGGGTTGGCGAGTGTCCATGTCAATCGCCCACTGGGCGGGACGAAGAGGAAAACAATGCAGAACGAAAAGACCATTCTGAAGCGGCTTCGTGAGGCGCTCGGCCTCTCGAAAAACTTCCCGGTCGGAGAGGACTCCTCGTCCGGCTCGGCCGAGAAAGCCTTCGGCGAAGACAGTTCCAGTTCGAGCTCGTCAAGCTCGAGCAGCTCGTCTTCAAGCTCGAGCTCAAGCAGCTCGATGTCAAAGGCGCTGCCCGACGCGCACATGAAATACCTCAAGGGTTTGCACGGCCACCTCGCCAAGATGGGACCCGCTGACGGTTCCGCCCTGTCGAAGGTTCAGTCCGCGCTCGGCGAGCTGCTCGCCGGCTACGGCGACCAGCCTGGCATGGACGACGGCGCCAGCAACATCACGGCGGATGTGACGGACGAGGGCGGACCTCAGCCGTTCGGTCGTGAGCCTGGCAACCGCAACGCGGCGACCAAGCGCCTCAGCAAACGCGCTGAGAAAGAGGTCGCGGAGTTCTCGAAGCGAGCCCATGCCGCGGAGAAGCGGGCGAAGGCCGCCGAGGACAAGGCCAACGAGATCGAGAAGTCGCTCGCCAAGGCGCGGGTTACTGGTGACCTGCGAAAGTTCAAGGGCGTGGTCGTCGATGCGGAGAAAGACGCCGACCTCTTCCTCGAACTCGAGAAAAGCCCGAAAGTGCTCAAGCGTCTGACGGAGATCCTGAAGGCCGCCGATGAAGCCATCGCCAAGGGCGGGCTGTTCACCGAGGTTGGTTCGGGGCGCAGTGCCGAAGCTGGCGCAAGTGCCTGGGCACAGATCGAAGCCAAGGCTGCGGAGCTCGTGCAGAAGGACGGCAAGCTGACCAAGGAGAAGGCAATTGACCTGGTCATGAAGCGCAACCCGGCCCTCGTCAACAAGTACTACGACGAAACGAAGTAAGGGAGAATCACACAATGGCCTTCGAAGGACAGCAAGCGGTCAAGCTGCAGGGCGCCGTCGCGGGGGCGGACCTGTCAGCGTCAACGACCCAATACAAATTCGTCAAGTACAACGGCACGGACAACCAAGTCGTCCTCTGCTCCGCGACCACGGACGTTCCGTGCGGCGTGCTCCAAGCTCCGGCACCGTCGAGCGCAACGGGAACCCCCGTTGAGGTGCTCGCCGTCGGCGTCACGAAGATTCAGATCGCCGGCTCGCTCTCATCGGGCAACGTCATCGCGACCAACGCGAGCGGGCGAGCCCAAGCCGCGGTATCAACGCAGACCGTCGCGGGTCAATACATCGCTACGCAGGGTGGCGGCACGACGGCCGGCGACTACGGCACGATGTTCGTCAACATCGGGTCAGGGATCAAAGCGTAACGTAACCTGAAAGGGAACAGACAATGCCTCAACCGTATCTCGGTCAGGTCCACGTCAATCGGCCCCTGACCAACATCTCGATCGCCTACATCCAGGACGAGAACGCCTTCGTCAGCTCGAGGGTGTTCCACGTCATCCCGTCGGACAAACGTTCGAACGTGTACTTCACCTACACGCAGAACGATTGGTTCCGCGACGAGGCGCAGCCGCGCGGCACTGCTGAAGAGTCAGCGGGCTCCGGCTACAACGTCTCGAACACCACGTTCAACTGCGTCCCGTACGCGTTCCACAAGGACGTAGACGAGCAGGTGCGGTTGAACACGGACGATCCGTTGGACGGCAAGCGCGACGCGATGAAGTACGTGACGCGCAAGCTCCTCATCCGACAGGAAATCCAGTGGATGAGCGACTTCTTCACCACGTCCATCTGGACGGGTGGAGTGGGCGCGACCGACATCACGCCGTCTCCCACGTGGGACGACCCGTCCTCGACGCCGATCGAAGACGTGCAGGTGCAACAGGCGAACGTGTTGATCAACACGGGCTACCTGCCCAACAAGTTCGTCATGGGTTTCCAGGTCTATCAGAAGCTCATCCGGCACCCTGACGTCATCGACCTCATCAAGTACGGCGCCTCACCGGGCGCGCCGGCCATCGCCAACGAGGAAGCCCTCGCCAAGATCTTCTCGGTCGAGGAAGTGCTCGTGAGCAAGGCCGTCAAGGCAACCAACTCGGAGAACGACACCGCGGCCTACGCGCTCATGGCCGGGAAGAACGCGCTGCTCGCGTACTCGCCCGACTCACCTGGGCTCTACACCCCCGCGGCCGCCTACGTCTTCATGTGGACGGGCGTCTCCTACGGGTTGGGCGAAACCATCGGCGCCTACGAGATCCCCATGCCGTGGCTCGGTCTCACGACCGTCCGCGTTGAGGGACAGATCGCGTTCGCCGACCAGGTCATCGCAGCCGCCCTGGGCGTCTTCTTCTCCGGAGCCGTGGCGTAATGTTCACGGAAACCTACGTCGCGCGGCGGTCCTTCGAAATGGGGGGCCGCCGTTACCGACTCGGACAAAAGGTTCGAACCGACGACCTGACGACCGCCAAGGTCGCTCAGCTCGTCGGTCTTCGTTACATCCAACTCAAGTCGTTGCCGCCGATGCAGGCAGCGCGAAGGTTCACGTTCGCTGGGCAAGCGTTCGCGCCTGGCGAGCCGTTTTCTCTTGAGGGCGTGCGCTCCGACAAGGTGACGCAGCTCCTCGAGCACAGGTTCATTCAGCCGTCCCCCGCAACCGCCTAACCGCGTTCGGCTCCGGATGGCAGGGCTTTTTCCCGGCCCTGATGGGAAGGAGATTTTGACATGCCTACGCTTACTGGCGGCAACGGACCTTTCAAGGTTGGCGCCCTCTCCGTCTCCAAACTCGGTATCGTTCAGGCCCAAGGCAGCGGTGCGCCGGTTGACGGCACGTCCGGCACGCTCGCCGGAAAAATCGCGCTCGCTGGCGAGTACATCGACCGGGTGACCGGGTTCCCGTGGACGAACATCGGAACCAAGGCGTCGCCGAAGTGGTCGGTGCTCTGCTTCACGCAGAAGTTCAACATCACGAGCGCGAACATCCTTGCGATGAACGGCGCGGCCGTCGTGTTGATGGCGGCGCCCGGGGCGAACCGTCTCATCCTGGTGGACTCCATCACGTTCATCATGACGACGACGGCGACGGCCTACGCGAACGGTGGAACCGTTCAGTTCCAGTATCACGGCACCTCGACGGTGGTTCACACCGGTACGATCCCGGCTTCGGTGGTCACGGCTGGCGCCGGCTCGTCGGTCACGGAGCTTGGCCCGCTGGCGGGTTCGAACGGCACGACGGTCACGGCTGACGTGAACCTCGGGATCGACATCACGAACAACACCGCGGCCTTCATCACGGGCACCGGCACGGCAGTCGCCTACATCACGTTCGGCATCGTGCCAACG